CTAAGACTGCCGTATTCGAAGGATCGCATCTGTTAATGCTTGTGCATTTTTGTCCAATGTTTCCAGGGCCACGACGGCGTTGTCGGCAACATCGTCTGCGCCAGTCCCCGAGATCCAATGGGTGATCTCTTCGATCGCTGCACCGAGGGCATGCTGGTTGTGCAGAAGCAATGTCAGCGCATCAGCAGTGGCGATGTTGGAGGCTGAGTTATCAGGCATTCGATCCATCCTGGAAATGAGGGATTCGCAAAGCCTAGCTCATGCGGCGAAGTGAGTGGCGAGATACGCACTCATAGCCCCATCTTCCGCACCAAGATAGCGCCCCAGTCCCATCTAAGTCCTATATGGCCTTTTTTTGGACGACAAAAACCACAAACTACCGACTTTCTCTAGGAAAATCAGTGACTTGTGCTTACTGAATGTGGCGGTGAAGGAGAGATTCGAACGCTCAACACGTATGCAGCGATGGCAAACACTTAGGCACGTATTCGTTCGACCGCGGCCCAAAGCGAACGCCCATTATCGACAGTTAACTGTCCACAACTGGTCCAACCGCGTTGTATAGCTTTGGCTCATCATCTCCCGCCGCATGCCCCAATCTGGATTGCTCGGCACACTCGCAGCTCGGAGCGTACCCCTACCCCATCGCTCATTGATTTGGTCCAATACCGCCATAACCCTAGTCGCCTCAGTGGGCTGAGAAATGGCGAATAGATCGTCCGTGTATTCGCCCGGCTGGCATAGATTCAGCAGCAGAACTTCCGCTTTGCTGTAACTGAAACCAGTACGGAATACGCGATCAAGTGCATTGACCGCTGCCGTCGTTAATAGCCGAACGTCATCCGTTGGGTACGGTAGATCGATCACGACACCGTTTGCGTATTTAGCCTCATCGGGGTTGAACATTCCGGTGCGAATGCTGACCCGGATCTTCTTGCACAGCGACTTTTGTGCCCGGAGCTTTTCCGATGCCCGCATCATGTAGGTTGCCACTGCCTCCTTGATCGGCGGCAGCTCCTTCAGTCTTCTGCCGAACATCCGACTACAGCAGATCTCTTGCTTGGGCGGATTTGGCTCATCCAGCTCCAGGCACGGTGTGCCAGCCAATTCTCGGGCAGTTTTCTCAATCACTACACTGAAGTTTTTTCTCAACGTCCACGGGTCTGCGTTGGCCAGATCCATGGCGGTCTTAATCCCCATGCCGTCGAGGTGCAATTTCATGCGGCGTCCTACTCCCCAAACCTCCGCTACGTCCGTGTTACGCAGTACCCAGTCGCGCTTGATTGGGTCGCAGATGTTCACGACTCCACCGGTTTGCCCCTGCAAGCGTTTGGCGGTGTAGTTGGCCAGCTTGGCCAAGGTCTTGGTGTGCGCGATACCGACACCAACAGGTATACCTGTGCAGCGCAGTACCTGGCTGCGGATCTTGCGGCCGAGGCCGTCCAAGTCATTGATACCGGTGAGGTCTGCGAAGGCTTCGTCAATGCTGTACACCTCAACGGCCGGTACCAGCGACTCAATCAGGGTCATGACGCGTTCGCTCATGTCGCCGTACAACGCGTAGTTCGAGGAGAACGGGACGATGCCGTGCTGCTTGAGCTTGTTCTTGATCTGAAAGAACGGCTCGCCCATTTTCACGTAGGGCTTTGCGTCGTAACTGCGGGCGATGACGCAGCCGTCGTTGTTCGACAGCACCACGATCGGTACTTTGGCGAGGTCTGGGCGAAACACGCGCTCGCAGCTGGCATAGAAGCTGTTGCAATCGATCAAGCCGAATACCGGCAGCATCTTAGACATGGCTGCGCACGCTGCTAGTGACCACACCCCAGATCGCCAGCTCATCACCTTCAAGGACGTACCGCGGCGGATACTTGGGGTTTTCAGACATCAGGATGACTTCCCTACCGCGAAGGCAAAGACGCTTGCACACGGGTTCGTTGTTCAATAGCGCAATGACGATGTGGCCGTGAGCTGGCTCGATTGATCGATCGACAATTGCCAGGTCACCTTCATAGATACCGGCGCCCTGCATGCTTTCACCGATGAGCGACACCAGGTAGACGTGGGGCGCACGAATGTTTAGCACCTCATCCAACGATATTTGAGCTTCAATGTGATCTGCTGCCGGCGAGGGAAAGCCGGCCGGGACGCGGAAAAGACACAGCGGCACCTTCGAGCCGCCCTCACTGATGGGACCTAGAATCGAGTAACTCATGACGCACGACTTCCAATACTGTACGAATATACAGTTAACTTTTTGAAAGCCTTGCAGTCAATTTTTGTAGGAATTATCAGATAGGCGGACAGGCAATCGGCGAACGTCTCTCGCAAAAGGGCGGTATTCACGACTTCGTTGCCGCCTTTAGCATGCCCAATGCGCTCGTCAACCATATTGGGAATCTGCCGTTTGAACGGTATAACGCCGTCCCCCCAACACAAGGCTTGCTCCCTTTGACCGGAAAAAGGATTTCTACACACGGGAAATTGCTGCGCTGAGGATGGCGGCCGCTTTGGAACTCCGAGTCTTATTATTCTTATTATTATCTTATTATTCTTATTATCCCGCCAACCTCACAAACAACAGGAAGGCCTCTTACCTCCTATACCGTTGAGAATTTCGTCACTTCGTCACTCTGTCACTTTGCCCACAAGTACATAAGTACATAAGTACATAAGTACATAAGTACATAAGTACATAAGTACATAAGTACATAAGCACCCAAGCCCCTCCACCTCAGCGCCTCGTCGCCTCGGCCTTCGGCCTTGGTGACACCAGCCGACCGCTAACTAACTAACTAACTAACTAACTTTCCTCCGCACGCCAAGGACAGAACGACGGACAAGATCAATTGGGTAATACGGTATTACCCTTCCTCCCCTACAAAAAAAATAAAGAACCACAAGGAATTGACACAATTGTTTGGCAAGCGGTATGTTCCTTTACGCAAACACTCCACCTATGTCCACGCCACCTCATTCCCCTGGTGACGAACAACTACGAGCGAAATATATGACTAGTACACTGTTGATCATTGCCTACATTGAAACTATTCGTCTTTTAAATTTTTTGCTCAGCCTATTCGCTAATGGTCAATTCTGGTGATCAAAATAGGCTGCCCAAATCTGCCGGGGTCCAATTCATGATCACCAACTCGCCACTGACTTCAGCCTTCCCTTGACGGTGGTTGGCTGTGGTGTATCGGATGTCCAAAGTCTCGAAGTGAAAGCCCTCGAACACGCGGCGGATGTCCGGATGGTCATTGATGCTGACCATGACTTTGCCTTTGCAGCGGCGCATGAAATCGGCCATCCGTTCGTAGTTCTCGAACGGAAAGTCCACTCCGTAGCCCGCGGTCTGCCAGTAAGGCGGGTCCATGTAATGGAAGGTATGGGCGCGGTCGTAACGTTCCGCGCATTCAAGCCAGGGGAGGTTTTCGACGTAGGTGCCGGACAGGCGCTGCCACGCGGCCGAGAGGTTTTCCTCGATCCGCAGCAGGTTGATGGCCGGGGAAGTCGTCGCCGTCCCGAAAGACTGACCCGAGACCTTGCCGGCGAAGGCATGGTGCTGCAGATAAAAGAATCGGGCGGCGCGCTGAATGTCGGTGAGGGTTTCGGGGCGGGTCATTTTCTGCCATTCGAACACCTGCCGCGAGCTGAGCGCCCATTTGAACTGGCGCACGAACTCTTCGAGGTGTTTCTGCACGACGCGGTAAAGCGTGACCAGGTAGCCGTTGATGTCGTTGAGAACTTCGACCGGCGATGGCTGGGGCTTCATGAAGTAGAGCGCGGCACCGCCGGAAAAGACTTCAACGTAGCATTCGTGTGGCGGAAAAAGCGGAATGAGGCGGTCGGCCAGGCGGCGTTTGCCGCCCATCCAAGGGATGATAGGTGTAGACATAAAAAGCAAGACCTTTACTGTATAGATAAACAGGTGCTAGGCTCGCCGCGCTTTGTGCACGGAGCAAGAGCCTTGGCTGGACTTGCAGGGACCATCTGCTGGGACGGGGGTCTATCGGGTTTTTGACGCTCCCGGATCGACCGCTCTTTTTCACTTCGGTGTTGAGACTTCTTTGGCGTAAGCCTGACAGGCCGCGAGGGCAATCAGCCCCCGGTCGCCATCATCGGTGACGCCGATAATTCGTTGAGCATGCGCTGGGTCAAGTTCGGCTCTTGTGGGGCCATGAACCACGCCGCCGGTGGCGGTGGTGGCTGACAGCGATCCGTTGCCCGCGCCGGTGGTGGCATCGAGTAGGACTGACAGGCGCAGATCAGCAGTGGTAAGGCGGTCGCGCAGGCGACCTTGATCACGTTGGGCATCACTCAAGGCTCGGTAATGGGTTTGTTCGCTGGTAGCCAGGCGCTGCTCGAGAGCGAGGCGTTTGTCCTGTTCGGCACGCTGCTGCGCGGCCGAGGCCTGATTCAATTGGTTGAGGGTTTCGGTGTGGAGTCGGGCCTGCTCTGCGAGCTGTTTGCCGTAGCGCCAATCCTCGACTTGCCAAGTAATGGCCGCGGAACCACCGACCAAGATGACCAGCAGCACGCCTTTTGCCAGCAGCCGATACGGCGCCGGGATCAGTTCGCCGAGACGCATAGCACTGCCCTCGCCCGCCCCCACAACTCCAGCCGATCCTGCAGGCCATTGAGGCCGCCGTTGATCCTGCGGGTGATCGTGTTGAATTCGTTTTGATCGGCCAGCGCGTTCAGGCCATTCACTGACCAGAACCATGCGGCCGACTCGGCGGCCCACTGCGGCAGCTCCAGCAGTTCAGGCGTGCGCAGCAATCGCTCGTCACCGAACAGCGCCAAGCTGCAGCGCAGGTAGTTGCCGTGGCCGGTGACCTGGATCAGGCCGCGACCGCGATAGCGCTGGCCATCACCATCCGCTGCCGGAGTGTTGCCCAGTTTCGCAGCCAGGTTGCCGGTGTCGTATTTGCTCAGGTACTGATCGCCGCCCAGCTCCCGGACGTACTGCAGCTGACCCGACTCGTGACCGACTTGCGCCAGAAACGCGGCTTGGCGTTTCGGCGTGTTTATCTGCCGGTGGGCCATGGCTGCGTTGAGGACGGATACAAAAACGCCCGCTTGGCGGCGGGCGTTGGGCATGATGTTTTGCAGCTGTTGTTCAGTGATGGACATACAAACTCCAGACATAAAAAAACCGCACTCAGGCGGCGATGGGATGTGGTTATTGCTTCTCGATGTTCACAACCTTGAGTGGTGGTTTTGGCCCTTTCTTTTTCTTGCCCTTGGATTTACCGGCTTTGCCGGCATTGCATTCGACCGTGGTCGACCAGCCCGACTGGGTGAACACCTGCTCGACCGAATCCGCCAGGTATTCACCATCAAGCCCGACCTTGAAACCCTGAGCGATGATGGGACGCTCGGCGAAGATGTCCGTCCGGCCGGGCATCTCAAGCCGCACATCGGCGGTCGAGCGGTTGAACGCCGACAGACGTGCCTTGGCCGCCGCTTCCGCAGCGCCCTTATCTGGGTAGATATGTCGGTCGGTATGCACGGCCGGCAGGCCATCCGGCGCATCATCATTGTCGATGGTGACCACCGCCAGCTTGCCGTTCTTTTTGTCCTGATGCTTGGTGGCCACCGCCTTGTGCGAATTGCGATCGCCGAGACTGAATTGCCAGCGGCTGAGGTCACTACGGGTCAGGGTTACGGCGCCAAACGCCTTACCGCTGGCCGTCTGGCCACCTTGGCGCGGCATCACCAGCAGCTTGCCGTCGGCCACCTTGGCCGTGCAGTCGTATTGTTTGGCCAGCCGGGTGATGAAATTAAAATCGGACTCGTTGAGCTGGTCGACCCGGGCGACCTTGGTCGACACCGGACACACCGGCGTCCAGCCATTGCGCGCGGCCACGTTAGCCACGATCTTCGACAACGGCACGCCTTCCCAGCTTCCACTACGGATGGTTTTGCCACTGCCACGCATGTCGCTGGCCTTACCCTTGATCACGATCGTATCCGGCGGGCCTGATACCTCGACCGTGTCGACGGTGTAACTGCCCATACGCGCCAAGCTCGTTTCGGCATACCCCAGGTAGATCTCGATTGAGCTGCCACGCCGTGGCAATTGCACTTGCCCGTCACGGTCGTCGATACGCAACTCAAACTCGTCGGACTCCATGCCCGGCTTGTCCGAGGTACGCAGTAACAACAGCCGATCATTGATCTTGGCCGTGACGTCGGCCCCATCGGCGACGATTCGAAACATCGGTGTCATGGATTTTTTCCAATAAAAACCCGCACAAGGCGGGTCAGAAAAACAATGTGTCGTGAGGTGGCGCGGCACCGGCGAAGGCATCACCCCGGGTCAATCCCATAGGCTCACGCCCTCACTTGTCGGGCTGGGCAGATCCGGCAGGACGATAATCACGCCTGACCGGAACGGCTGAGGTTCATCAGCCAGCCCCTGATTGGCATCGAGCACGGCCTCGACGCTGCCATTTAGATGGCCGTAAACGTTGTTGCAAATGACATCGAGCATGTCGCCATCAGACGTCCTGCATGTCGTCGCCATAACGCTCAAACTCCAAAGTGAACCCCTGTTTGCGGGCAATCCCGCCGTGCAGCAGTGCAGACTGCTCCTCGTTGATGTTTTTCAGGCACCACGTCCCGATCACCTCGCCATAGCCCGTAGTCAGGGTCAGCGGCTGCAGCCTGGCCCCGATGGAACGCAGGGTGTCGAGCTGCTTCAATCCGCCCTTGAAGCCTGGGTAGATCGTGCCCTTGAGCGTCAGCTTTTCATCACCCATGCCGATGGCTTGCTTCGCCGGCCGGCGCGTCAGCCGCTCCTGCGAAGCCCAGCGGAATTCTGTCGAACGGCTCAGCTCATCAAACGCCGCCGTGTCCAAATTGAAGTAGTACGGCTCAATCTTCGGATCGCGCGGCTGAATGATCATCAGGTGCGGGAACGGCTTCACCGCTTCCGGCGCCGGCGTGGCATCCACGGCAAAGGAACTGGTGGGCACGATGTTGGCCAGCGACGGACTGACCTTGCCGGCAACGTTGTTGATCGCCGTGGCCGCCTTGCCAGCCTGTTCCTTCAACGTGCCCAGCCGATCCTGCACTTCGGCCGCCGCCCGGGTGGCGCGGCCGTACACCGCTACCACCTGACCGACTTTGGCCTGAGCCGCGTCGACGCCGCGCATCACTCGCTGAAGTTTGGCGCCGATGGCCGGACCAACAAAAGGGATGTTCTCCAGCTCGGACGCAGCACCGGTCAGTTCGCGGATCGCGCCATTGACCGGGGACAGCATGCCGTCAGCACTGCGCCGCCCAGTTTCCGCTGCCTCGACCAAGTACTTCAGGCTCGATTGCATCTGCTCCATGTAAGCCATGAAACCTCCTTAGACATGGGGTTCGTCGTACAGCCTGGCGGCGTTACTCCTCGCCGCGTCCGCCATCATTCGCTGCATGTGCGGCAGCAGATCCTGCGCCAGGCGCTGAGGGTCTTTGACATCCCCCTCTACCGTGACCGGCATGCTCAGCGAATACTCAAACTTCTGATCCACCTTGGCTGGCTCCGGCTTCGCCGCCTCCTTGGGCTGGATGGCCAGCGCCGCGGACTTGAGCGGCACCGTCACCGCCATCGAGCGCGCGACATCCCCCAACACCGGGCCTTGCTGCGCCGCTGACGCCATCATGAGCGGCGTGCTCGGCACCGGCGCCTTTGCCGTTTGCTCGGGCTTTTCATCCTCGCCACCAAACAACGACTTGCCCAGAGATCCGCCCAGCGCCGCACCGCCCTGACTGCCCAGGTAAGCACCGATCATGCCGCCGATAGCGGTGCCGATGATCGGCACAACCGAACCGATGGCGGCGCCTGCTGCTGCACCGGCCATGGTGCCGGCCAGGTTGCCAGCGGCCGAACCGTAACCTTCGGCTTTTTCGTCCTTGGTCTTGGCGTTTTGAAAGGTTTCAAAAGCCATCGCGCCGGACTCCAGCAGCGTGCCGCCAGGAATGACCTTGGCCGCCTTGCCGACCTTACCGACGGTTCCTGCGACTACGCCGAGCTTGGACAATGCCCCACTTGGAACGGAAGGGACTGATGGCGATGGGATCGAAACAGATGGACGTGAAACCGGAACAGGTGGACGAGGCACAGACGGGCGAGGACCTCTTGAACTCGGCAACGACCGGCGCCGAGCGCTGCGCCTTGACCCACGTCCACGTCGGCGCGATTCGCCCGACGCATCCACACCGCCACCCATAGCGTCGGCATTGACGACGAAAACCTTCTTGACGCCGTCGTTACCTGCACCACTGTCAGTACCAAGGCCACCGCCTGTTGCCGCTTCCTTCACCCGTGAAACAACATCCAGGCCAGTCGCTACCAGATCAAGTTCTCCGGGTTTTTTATTTGGGGCTTCACTCCCATTCCTGCCACCGCGCGACCCACGCGCAAGGTTTAGCAGCCCCTTGCTGATCTTGATCGTGCTGAAGATACCTTTTAAGGCGATCAGCCCCGCCCCGACCGTGGCGATACCGGCAACCACCCCGGGCGCGCTATCCGTCAGCGACGTAATGCCTTTAGTAACCTTGGTCAACGATTCGGCCACGGTGTCCGTCACCGGGCGCAGCGCATCGCCGATGCTGCGCATGGCGTCATCCATCGACTGGGCCATTTCCGCCCATTTCTGCGATGACGACTCGCGCCGCTCGGCGAGGTTCTTGTCGAGGATCCCGGTGGCATCACGCGAATCATTTTTGAGCTGGCTGTACAGCGCCTTGTTCTGCATGTAAGCCGACAGTGCGGCTTTGACCTGCATGTCGGCGAACAGGTCGCCGGTGCGCAGGGAGTCTTCCAGCGAGGCCATCATGGCCTTGGCCTTCTCCGGGTCGGCTTGCTTGCTGATTTTTGACGTGGCTTCGGCCATGGCCGCCGCACGCTTCGGATCGGTCGCCTGAATGTATTTCTGAGCCAGCGCCATACTGGTTTCGAGCGTCGACATGCCGTTTTGCAAACCGGTCTGCATCGATCCCTTGTAATCAATCCCGGCTTTTTCGTAGGCCTTGACCGTATCGGTCGAACCGATTTTGCCCATCCAGTTTTTCAGGTTGTTGGCCGCTTCATCCGAACTGCCGGCCTGCTTCATCTG